GTTTATGTCAATGGTCTCCGAAATCGGAGAGCTAAAAGCTAAGATAATGGAGTTGGAAAACGACAAAGAACCTGATAATCCATGGCAGAAATGGATATGGTTATCAAACATGATAGATGCATGGAGAATATTCCCTAGAGCATTTCTATCAGTATACATTATATTATTATATAAGTGTACAATATGGTTCATGGAACTTCCAGCACCAACATTCGAGCAGTCAGGGTTGATTTCAGTGGTAGTAGGAGCAGGCGCAGCTTGGTTCGGTCTATATGCTGGAACGGCGAAAGACAAGATAAACGGTAAGTAACAAAAAATAGTTCTTGACATTTAGTTATATTTTTAGTATAATAGTTGTATGAATTTATTTTACTTAGACGAAGATTTAGATAAGTGTGCGGAGTACCATGTTGACAAGCATATTGTCAAGATGCCTTTAGAGGCAGCACAAATACTTTGCACCACTATCTGGATAGACAAATACCTAGGCTTTGTACCTAGAGCATTGAACGCAGAGGAGCGAGAAGTACTGAATAAGGAGAAAGCTTTAATCAAGCATCTACCTCCATCAGAGCGTCCCGTAACTCCCTACCTCCCTATGATGTATAACCACCCTTGCACTATTTGGGCAAGATGTTCGTTAGACAATCATGAGTGGACACATTGCTATGCTAATGCACTCAATGATGAGTACCATTACAGATATGGCAAACAACACAAGTCAATAGTCGAAGTAGTTAATAAACTACCTGAGACAGTAAACATTCCGAGACTGGGCTTTACCCAATTCGGTTTGGCTATGCCAGATGACCTTAAAGATTATGATAATCCAATACAATCGTATAGAGACTATTATCACCTAGATAAGGCTACATTTGCGAAATGGTCACACCGCCCTAAGCCCAGTTGGTGGAATGAAGATTATGCCGACTACGAAAAGAGAATTACTAGAAGCTAATGTACAAGTTCAAAGAAGATAAAACATTAGAGATGTTGACTAAGTACATAGACGATACTTATAACCAACACTACAGTAATGGCAAGATACAAGCTACAGAAGTAATCTTTGATGCTGGTCATGGAGAAGGCTTTTGTATAGGTAATATACTTAAGTATGCACAGAGATACGGCAAGAAAGATGGAAGAAACACAGCAGACTTATTAAAGATAGCACACTATGTAATCATACTGCTAGGAGATAAGAAACAAAGATTTAAAGATAGAATGGAACAACAAGTATATGATGATGATGAATGGGATAGAGCATAATGTATAGAATAATTCATGAATTTCTAAAAAGCTCTCGAATACAAAATGTATGGAGACTTTTTGATGGCGATTAAAAGTAAATCACACGAAAACTTAACAGAAACAAACATTCAGCATGTAATAAACCTATTAGATGCAGACACAGCTATAACAAAGAAAGAAGCTTGTAGTCTATTAAACATAAGTTATAATACGACACGATTAGCAAAGATTATAGAAGAACACATAGAGACAGTATCCTTTAGAGAAAGGCGTAAAGCAATGAACAAAGGTAAAGGTGCTTCTCAGCAAGAGATTAGAGATACTGTAAGATATTACATTGATGGAGATAATGTTACTACTATCGCAGCAGCACTCTACAGGTCTCCAGCCTTTATTAAAGCAATTATAGAAAGGTTAGGAATACCACAGAAATTACCTGCAACAGACTATGCAGGACACAAAGCAGCTATGATACCAGAACAGTGTGTAGCTGACTCCTTCGAAGTAGGAGAAAGAGTATGGTATGCTAGAAAGAATGAGATGGCAGAAGTACTAAAAGTAGATAACAGTGATTTATACTTAGACAAGTATGGTTGCGCGTGTTATCAACTTTGGGTATTAACTCCTTGTGATTTAAGCAAAACATTCTTCCCTCATTTAGATGGAAGCAAAGCAGGGTATTTTAGCCATGCATTAACATACGACTTAGGTAGTCTAAAGCACTTACAGGAATATCTGTAAGGATAAGGAAAACAACATGGAATATTTTATCGCATTTTATATAAGTGGCGTAGCGTTAGCTATGGCTAAACTTTATGTGCCAAGTTGGAAATTAATAAAAAGCGTAGACCCTAGAAATCCTTTAGTTGTAAATAAAGTAATGGCTTTTTTTGTGATACTAATTGGTTTCATAATTATACTTATTCCTGTTACTCCAGCATTATTATCTGATAGATTAAGAGACAGTTTTTGTGCGTCATTTTGTAACGCCGTCTTACAGAGAGGATAATATGTATAGTAAAGAAGTAGTAGATAGATTCGAGAGTGTACTAGCAAACCCAAAGAAACATTCAGTAGGAAGATTTGACCCGAAAGACCCTATGGTTGCAACAGGAATGATTGGAGCACCTGCGTGTGGTGATGTAATGAAACTACAGTTAAAGTTAGATGATGAAGATAAAATCATTGATGTTAAGTTCAAAACTTATGGCTGTGGTAGTGCGATTGCAAGTTCCACATTGTTTGTAGAGATGTTAACAGGTAAGACAATAGAAGAAGCAAAACAAATAAAAGACAAAGAGATAGCAGCAGTGTTACAACTGCCCCCAATCAAGCTTCATTGTTCTGTACTAGCAGAAGGTAGTATAAGAAGTGCCATAGAAGATTGGGAAAATAAATTAAAACATAGGAGACATAATCAATGTACGACGACTTAGTAAAACATTTAGAAGGACAGGTAGCTTATCATAGAGCAAACTGTAGAGTATATATGAGAAATTCAGTAGGTATAGGAGAACACCCAGATGTGATGGAAGCAATCAAGTCAGAACTTGCAAAGCTTGCCGAAGCAGAAGATATGTTAAATGCCTTACAAAAACATTTAAAATGATACCATTACCTTATAGGTACCAAAAAATAGTTCTTGACAACTGGTTATGAATTTTATATAATATTCATATAATAAATAATAATAGCAAATATGAGCGACAGGTATTACATGCAAATGCGAGAAACCACAGGTTGGTGTTTCGGAATGCCCGAGTTCATGCGCAACAAACCTAAACGGAGATATAAAATGCCTTGGACAGACGAAAGTAAAGAGCAAGCAGTAACTATGTATCAGGACGCGGAACCTACGCCTGAGACATCTATGGAGATTGTTAAAGACATCGCAGATGAACTTAATGAATCACCAAACGGGGTTCGAATGATATTAACAAAAGCAGGTGTCTATGTAAGAAAGACTCCAGCAGCTAAATCATCTGGTGGTGGTTCAACTGGTGGTGGTAGAGTCAGTGTAGCAGACGCACAAGATAAACTAACTAGTGTCTTAGGTGATGCTGGTCAGGAAGTCGACTCTGCAATTATTTCTAAGCTTACAGGTAAAGCAGCTGTGTACTTCACAACTGTTATAGAAAACCTTAACAAGTAGTTAATTGATAATACTCTAGGGTGGCTCTCTTGTTGCCCTAGATTTTTTTCACCCTTAATAATTGACCACAATTTAACAGAATCAAAATATTTTTGTTGGATTAAATTGGAGGCACAATGGAAAAAGGTGAGTTTAAAAAACGCATGGAAGAAGCAGGTGACGCGGTCGTTACCTATAGAAGCCAAAACTCTCGTAAATTAAAATATAATGTATGTACTATAGACTTTAGTACAGAATATATAAAGAGTAAAAGAAATAGAGCTAAAGAAGGACAACATACTGTCCTATTATTCTGTTGGGATACTGATTCTTACAGGATACTTGTCCCTAGAAATGTAACGAGTATTGTTCCTCTCAACCGAGTAATTAGGAATGATTGATTTAGATGCCCCAGCAATTTACGAAAAAATCATACACGAAACTGAAGCCGACCAAGTCAGGCTAGTAGTAAATACATTTCGTGATGTTGAATATATTTCCCTGAGAAAGTATTACATGGACTTCGATGAGGAGTGGAAACCTACCCGACAAGGTGTTACCATGGTCTTAGACTTTGATAATAGTAGACACCTCTTCGAAGGACTTGTAGAAATTCTCTCACTAGCAGAATCCAAAGCAATTTTGGAAGATAATTTCAAAGATTTGCTAGATGAAATCTACCTCTAGCAAAAATAGTTCTTGACAATTCCTTAAAAATTTAGTATAATATATTTATGATTATTAAGAACAACCTCAGATACGACCAACACGGTCGTAAACGCAAAAGCAAAGCCACTAAAGTTGTACAGACAGCAACACAAGAGTGGAAAACCTTTGCTCCCGAGCCTACATTCCGTAGGACTACCACACAATACCCTTCGGCTCCTATGAGTCAGTATACTCCTGCACGCGATTCTTCATATAAAAAAGAAGCAAGTAGTAATTACACAGTATCTATAGCATACAACAAGGGCGCGTACCAAGTTATCCCGAAAGAAGAAGTAAAACATATAGGAAAGTAATGAAAGCAGTAAGAGAATTATTAGAGAAAGCTAAAGTAGAGTACCACAAAGGTACACCAATAATGTCAGATGATGTCTATGATAGACTAGAAGATACATTAGTTGCAGATACTACTGTAGGAACCACTGTAACAGGTGTTAGATATCCTCACGCTTTTCCCATGTATTCATTACAAAAAATATATGAGGGGGACAAAGACCCTGCTTCTGTATATGACCTACCCACAGTAGTATCACCTAAGTTAGATGGTGCTGCTGTGAGTTTGCAGTACATAAACGGAGTACTAAATCTAGCACTTACTAGAGGAGATGGTAAAGAAGGTCTAGATATAACAGACAAGATGAGAGCATTAGTACCTAACAGTATAGATGAGTACAACTTAGTTCAGATTACTGGAGAAGTAGTCGCACCACTTAGTATAGAAAATGCTAGAAACTATGCGTCGGGTTCTCTCAATCTAAAAGACTTACAAGAATTTAAGAAAAGAAATGTAACTTTTGTAGCGTACAACGCTGAGCCATGGGTTCAATTAGACTATGCAGATGAGATGAAAGACTTACAAGAGTTAGGATTCAATACTTGTTTATCCAAAACATGGGACGAGTTTCCACAAGACGGACAAGTATGGAGAGTAGCCAACAACGAAGAGTGGCACGAACTAGGGCATACATCACATCACCCTAGAGGTTCATTCGCTATCAAAGAAAGAAAAGAAGGCGTAGTAACAAAACTACTTGATGTAGTATGGCAAGTAGGTAAATCAGGAGCTGTATCACCAGTTGCAATTCTAGAGCCTTGTGTTATAGGCGAAGCAACTGTTAGTAGAGCAACATTACACAACATGGGAATCATCGAAGAGCTTAACCTAGAGATAGGTTGTGATGTAGAAGTCATACGAGCGGGTGAGATTATTCCACAAATAGTAGCGAGAGTATAATGATTGTAGAAATCTATGGTAAAGACAACTGCCCGTACTGCGACATGGCAAAAAACTTAGCAGTAAAGGAAGGTCACGAGATGACTTATAAAAAATTAGGAACAGACTTTGATGGCTTGGAAATGTTTGAGACATTCCCAGGCGCAAGAACTTTTCCACAAATTATTGTAGACGGTGAGAAGATTGGCGGCTACATGGACTACGAGAAATTCGTAAAAGGAGATACAAATGATTAGTGACGAGTGCATTATATTTTCCACATACATGGAAGGTAACAAAACAGGAACAGTAGTAAAACATAAAACAGGTGGATACTGGGGAGTACATTTAATAGAGACTCCTACAAGTAACTCAGGATTTCTTATGTGGCATCCTACTAAAAGTGAAAGCTGGTGTGAAGATATAGCGGAGAACTTCTGTCTAGGAATGGTAGAAGAAGATGGGAGCATACCAAATGGTTAACACACAAAAATTAGTAGAGGCTATGGAAGAAAGTATAGTATTACTAACTTATACTTGCTTAGTAACAAATGTAGAAAAACAAAGAGAAGTTACAGTAGCAAAACAATTTACAAATAATTTTGAGCTACCTCACAGAATAATAGATAATAAAGTTATGTGTTATGATGTCGAGTTTAGAAAGTGGCACGACATAGAGATAGATACAATAATTAAATGGAAAAGAGTTGAGTAAGGGAGTATACAATCAAACTTATTTTGACAACCACCCCTCTGAAAAAGAAAGAGAGGGTGTTTTGTATGGCGTTATATTAGTAAACCAAACCACATTTGAAAGAGAATGTATCAAGGTGGGTATGGCTAGTGGTAAGGATTGGCGTCATGTAATAAAACGAAGTCGTGGTTTTAAAGGCTATGATTTAAGAATACAAAGAACATACCACGATACTTTATACAATGTGTGGAAGTGGGAACAGAAGCTACACGAACTGTATAAAAACGACAGTTATAAACCAAAGGTTAAGTTTGGGGGACACACAGAATGCTTTGAAATTTCATCGCTTATTCTTCGGGACTTTCCCAAAAATAGTTCTTGACATATGGTTATAATTCTTATATAATATATATACATTTTAGGAGAATAGAGATTGAGACAGATAGTACCGCCAACACAATGCCCTGCTTGCAGCTCGGTATTAGTTTGGATTAACGACCAACTATTTTGTCAAAGTTCTACCTGCAGTGCTACATCTTCCAAGAAGATTGAGCATTTTGCAAAGACTCTCCGAATTAAAGGACTAGGCCCAGCTACTATACAGAAGTTAGGTCTGTCCAACTATCACGACATCTACTCATTCACCCAAGAGCAGATGTCTTCGTTACTGGATTCAGACAAGTTAGGTGCGAAGTTACAAGCAGAAATTAATAACTCAAAGACTTGTGACCTAACAGTTCTACTTCCAGCTTTTTCGATACCGCTGATTGGTTCAAGTGCTTCCCAAAAATTAGCAAAACAAATCTCACATTTAAGTGAGATAACCCCAGAGATATGTAGCGAAGCAGGTCTGGGCCCTAAAGCGGCGTCGAGTTTGTGTGAATGGTTAGTTGACAATTTCAACTCACAACGATATTATGAGTTACCGTTTTCTTTTAAATTTAAGAAGCCTAAGCAGGTCAGTATTATTTCAAAGGGAACAGTTTGTATATCAGGAAAGCTAAGTAGTTATCCTACCAAAGCAGCCGCTCAAAAAGTATTAGAAGAAAACGGCTATGTAGTTAAAACTAGCATTACCAAAGATGTAACCATCTTAATCAATGAGAGTGGAATACAAAGTGCAAAAACCAAACAGGCAGACGAAAAGGGTATAACAATAATCGAAAACATTAAATCATTTATAGAGGAAATATAAAATGGCATTACCAAAATGGACAGACGAAAGAACTCAATCTTTAACAGATTTCGTAGGAAGTGAGTCACCAATATCTCAGGCAACTGTTGCTCAAGCAGCTGAGAACTTAGAAACATCAACAAGAAGTGTTTCAAGCAAATTGAGAAAAATGGGTTTTGATGTAGAACTAGCTTCAGCATCAGCTTCTAAATCATTCTCAGATGAGCAAGAAGCAACTCTATCAGCATTTGTATCAGACAACTCAGGTGTCTACACATACGCTGAGATTGCTAGTAACTTTGAAGGCGGACACTTTAGTGCAAAGTCTATTCAAGGAAAAATCTTATCAATGGAATTAACATCTCATGTTAAACCAGCTCCTAAAGTAGAGACTGTAAGAACTTACACTCCTGCTGAAGAAGAAACTTTTGTGACTATGGTCAACGGCGGAAGCTTCGTAGAAGAAATCGCTGATGAACTAGGCAAATCAGTTAACTCTATCAGAGGAAAAGCTCTTTCTTTACTAAGAAGTGGCGACATCGGTGCTATACCAAAACAGAAAGAAACTAAAGGCTCATCAAAAGCTGACGTTCTTGCTGATATGGATATCACAGATATGACTGTAGAGTCTATCGCTGATGAGATTGGCAAAACTGTTAGAGGAGTTAAAACTATGTTGACTAGAAGAGGTCTACAATGTGCTAACTACAACGGCGCTGCTAAAAAAGACATAGGTTAATCCCTTAGTTCTTATTCCGTGAGGGGCTTTCCAGTCCCTCACATTTTTTATTATCTATTACTTTGGGAGAAAGTAAGTGAATATTGCATCTGCACTATTAAAACAAATCATAGTTCAAAATGACATGAACACATGGTCTAACTTGAAGGAGAATTATCTCCCTAGTGAGTATCAACCTGTGTTTGGCGCATTAGAAAAGCATATTGACAATTACTCCGCCCTCCCAGATTTTGAATCTCTAAAGTACGAGATTCGAGACCGTTCCATACAAGAAAAAATATTCGCAATCGAAGCTGTAGAGGTTGAAGTAGACGCGTGGCTGCTACTTGACTATCTCAAAAATGAGTATGCACAAATCGAAATATTAGACGAATTAGATAAGTATGTAGATAGTACTGTCGCACTAGCGTCAGCAGAAGAAAACATAGAACAGCTACAAGAAATAGTTTTAAAAGTAAGTGATAAAGTAGATGTAAAACCACCCGAAGAAAGTATGGAATCTATCTCTCTATTTGACTCCCAAGAAGAGCTTGGCAGATATGTGCAGTTAGGATTCAATAATGACTTCGACTCCCGAATACAGTTCTCTCCTAAAGACCTTGTTATGGTCGGTGGTAAGAGAGGTGCAGGTAAGTCTGTAACTTGTTGTAACATAGCAAGTACAGTTTATAACAAAGGTAAGTCTGCTTTATACTTTACTATAGAAATGGATAGTAGGTCAATACTACAAAGAATATGTTCCATTTCTACACAAGTTCCTTTCAATAATTTAAGGAACAGACAACTAAGTCCTGACCAGTGGAAAACTGTAGCAGGCTGGTGGGCGAATCGTTTTGAGGGTGGTCATGAACTACTACCTAACTTTTATAGTACAGGCGACTTCGATACCTTCCACAAAGATTTAACCAAGCTAGACCTAGACAAAGGTCAACAGATTGATGTTATATACGACCCTAACCTAACTCTAGGCAAAATACAAAGTGAACTAGATAAGAAAGTAAACCAGCTAGACATAGGTGTAGTAGTCGTGGATTATATTAACCAAGTCAAAAGACACAATGCACCTAGCCGTTCAGGTCAATATGAATGGACAGAACAAATAGAAGTAAGTAAGAAACTGAAGACTTATGCCCAAGAGTATAATACTATGTTCTTTGCCCCGTACCAAACTGATGCGACAGGCGAAGCTAGATTTGCAAAGGGTATACTAGATGCTGCAGATGCAGCCTTCAACTTAGAGACATGGGAGAAAGGTTCAGAAGTAGTAACCTTCTTCAATACTAAAATGCGTAACAATGAAATGCTAGACTTTACTAGTGTTGTTAATTGGAACACACTTACAATCGGACCTCAGTCTGGTATGAATCCTAAAGAAAGAGAAGCTATGGAAAGTTCAATGAAAACAGGCGAGGACATGTACGACGACTAATGATATTATATACAGAAGCACAACTACAACACGCGTACATAGAATTCGT